ACATTTGTAGGCGATCAGGCGGCAACCCTCGAACTCCTTGATGATCCGCTTGGCAGGTTCCATCCACGTCGGTGCTGGCGTCTTACCGGCTTGGGACCAAGTGCGGAACCAGGCTGTTTCGCGGCTAAGGGACTCCGGATCGGCTTTGTTGATGGCTGCTTCCAGCTCGCTGATGGCGGCCATCTGGTGTGGAGCGCCCTTGTAATACTTGAATAGATCGAGCAGGCGAACAGGGTGCTTAGTCACGTTCCCATGGTGCGTGGATACTGATGGCGCCGCCTAGTAGAGCGCTGTCGCCAGTCTGTAAGTCGGGGTTAACAGGCTCTTCGATGACAACCGGCATTGGTGTGGCCGGGGGTTGGGTTTCGTGCCAGTCCTCGATCGCAGCGTCAAGACGCACTTCCAAGAGTGCTTCGTTTTTGTACTGCTGTGCTAAGTCCTTTTTGCCAAGGATCGGGACCATTATGGCGGCGTTACCGCCAACACTTACTTTTTTCCGGGCTTAAGCGAGAAGATTGCCTGCATAAGTAGCTGTACGATTGAGTTGCTCTTTAGCGGGCTGAGTGCAATCAATTCTGAAGCGGCCGCGACAATTACCCAGAATGCGGGGTGACTGATGATGCTGGCGAAGTCCATGGGACGAGGGCGGGTCCAGTATCAGTGTAGGGCCTATGCGCGACTCTTTCCTTCGAGTCGAGACACACGCTGCTCAACAGATCCGATACGTGTATAGGTTTCCTTGCGATCAATTTTAATGTCTTCGTGCAGCACGCTTAGTTGTGTTGCAATGTGTTCGACTGCTTCGGTCAAACGTATTACAGCGTCTCTCGCTTCATCGCTACGGCGGGTGAATCCCATGGCGCCCATTGCGGCAACTGAAATAGATGCGCCGGCAACGGCAGCCAGGATTTCGACCATGGGTGGGCAGCATCCATCGCAGTCTAGCCAGCCAGACTGGTGCTTTTAGGCAATTATGCCTGTGGGCTAAGTCGCCATAATTAGTCGAACGCACCACGGGATGAGCGCGAAGACTGGCGGCAGCGGGATTAGGCCGGTGGCGTGAGGCTGTAAAGCTCCGCCAAGTTCGCGGCATCGAGCAGGCCCTGCAGTTCGGCGGCGGCCTCGGGGGGAAGCGCTAGCTGGCCGAGCAGCAACCAGATCGCGGACTGCAAGGCCGGAGGATTGGGCCGACCGTTGAGTGCATCTTGGAGAGCGGAGATGAGCACAGCGAGCGCAGCCGCCGGGCCGGGCGTAGGTGCTGACATGACCTGTTGGAGAGCTGCGCTGTAAGTGCCGCTCACGAGTAGGGCGTCGTAGAACCCTCGATAGTCAGGTTGTGGCAGCACTGGCGGCAGGGGCTGCACTTGCCAGGTTTGCAGCCACACGCCATCAATCTCGGTCGGCGCTACCTCCTCGACGTAGTGGGTCGTGGGGTCGAACTCGGGTGGATCGACAGGGATAACACGTCGCACCAGGATCGGCGGATCCAGCTCGCCATAGCTGGCTAGTTCCCCGTCGTGCGGGGCATCGCTGATACTCAGCCACGGCTCATCGCGCCGAAACTGAGAAACGGAATAGGGCCAGAGCGGACCAGATGGCAGGAGGCGGAGCAGTTGGGTCATGGTGATCAGTAGCCGTAACGAGTTTTGAGGGCGTCGAAGTTCTGTGTGACTTGCGAAGCGGATAACGCACTGCTGTATATTGCAAACTGCGCAAACTTGCCATCCACGTACTGGTCGCCTGTGTGTTGAGACCTCATTAGAAACATGTATTGATCAGCAAAAGTCATATTGGTCTGATCCGTAAATGTAGCCCCGAGCTGGGATCCATTGATATACAAGGTGTTAGTTGATCCTGATCTGGTGTACGCAACGTTGTACCAGGTGCCGGTACTTGGCGTCCAGGAGCGGTTCCCTATTTCAGTGCCTTTAGCATAGACTGCTAGTTGAAGCCCAAATTGCGCTCGAAACAAAAAAGAATCAGACCAGTTGCCGTTTTCAACCAACGTATTCCAAGTTTTGTTGGTATCGAAGTTCACCCACAGTGAATAGGTGAAAGGATTAGTTCCGTGGCTGTACTTGTTAAGCCTCACATAAGTGCTATCACTTGTAATGTCAAAGAATCCCGGAGATGCCGTGAAGGACGGCGATCCGATAAGCGTTGCATTGTTTCCATTGCCACTAAGGTCGGTCCAGGTGGTGCCGCTGCCTGAATAAGAAGCCGAGTTACCTGCATCGAGATGCACAATGAGCCCGCTGGTCACGATGCCGCCACCGCCGGCAGCTGGGGCAGTGGCGGCTAGGAATGCTGGATCGCGGAGGGTTAGCCGGCTCATGCCTGCACCCCATAGGCTGCGACGCAATCACTGTCAGCAGTGCCGAAGAACGACAGGCTGAGGATGGCGGTTTTCGATGCCGCGATGTTGGCCGGTTTGGTGCCGACAAAAACCCAGCCGGCTGGCACCGTCAGCGTGCGCTGCGTCGCATCACAGATCAAACGCAGCGTGACCGTCCGGCCTGCAGCACGGTTCGAGGTGGTGAACGTCAGGTTGCCGGTGAGATTGATCGTGAAGTAGCCGCCGTTTCGAGACGCCATGTCCAGATCGACGGTGGCGCTGTAGCTGATCGTGTTGGCGGTGAAGGTAAGCGGCAACGCCGAAACATCCGCCGCACTCGGCATCGCATGGACGTGATCAGCGCGAGCAGCGGTCGTTCCACTACCAACAGCAGCACTACCTAGCGCTGCAGGCGTGGTCGAGCTGAGTGGGGTGATGACATCAACAATTGATGTACCAGCTCCAGTCTCAGCGCCGGAGGTGCTCTTCTTGAGAAAGAGCTTGCCGTCATAAGTGTTGATGCCTAACTCACCCAGCGCCAGCTGGCTGGTGGTTGGCACCGTGCCTTGAACGGAGCTACGACGGAGTTTGATTGTGTTTGCCATGTGGCTGCCTCAGAGTGCTATGTAGCGGGCAATTAGCGGCGCTGCTTAGAACGTGCCGCCGTCAATATCAAAGCCGGATGTCGTGCCATCCTCGAAGAATGTCACCAAGTCGCTTAGGGCCACCTGCACCATCGTGCCGGCATCGTTAATCACCATCCTGTCGGTTGCCTGCAGGGTGGTGGCTGTGGCAGTGGTGGTGCCATCGATGATGTTCAGCTCGGCGGTAGTGACCAGTGCCCCGTCGAGAATGGCGATCTCGGTCGAGGTCAGCAGGGCCAGGGCCGTAGCGGCGCCAGCCTGCATTCCGCTGAGCGTGTCAAGGTCGGCGTCGTAGGCCTGCACGTTGGTGCCGACGGCCAAGCCAAGGTTGGTGCGAGCCGTGCCGGCATCCGTCGCGCCCGTTCCACCATCCGCAATAGCGAGTGTGCCAGTGATCGCACTCGCGCCAAGGTCCAGAGCCAGCTCGGTGGTCTCAATCACCAAGCCGCCATTGGCTTTGAGGTCCAGGCTCAGCTCACTGCCAACCAGATCGAGGCCGTCGCCAGCCGTGAAGTTGGCACCGCTGCTGGAGATCGTGATGGAGCCCGATCCGTTGCTGATGCTGATGCCGGTGCCGGCGGTCAGCGTGGCTTTGGTGAGCGTGTTGCCCGTGGAGTTGCCGATCAGCAGCTGACCATCGGTGTAGGTGGTCTGGCCCGTTCCACCCTGGGCCACGCCCACCGTGGTAAAGCCGCTACCGAGAGCGCCACTGGTCAGCGTGCCGACGCTGGTGAGCGAACTCGCGGTCACACCGCTGCCTAGCGTGGTGCCGTTGAGCACTTGGTTGCCGTGGATGTAGTAGGCCTTGCCAGAGGCAAGATCCATGTGCTCCGAGCTTGTCCACGCATCTGTGGCATCTAGCCAGCGGAACAGTTTGTCGGTGGTTCCGCGAAGGGTGATGCCGCCACCGTCACTCGTAGCGTCAGAAGGTGTGGCAGTATCAGCTAAGACGATATTCTTATCATCTGTGGTTACGGTAGTCGAGTTAATGGTGGTGGTTGTACCGTTAACGGTAAGGTCGCCTGAAATTGTCAGGTTATTGCTGAACGTGGCGTTGCCGCTGAGTGTGGCAGAGCCGAGGTTGAGCGTACCGGTGAAGGTTTTTGTGCCGCTAATGGTTTGCGTTCCGGTCAGATTGACGAACGCACCTTTACCTGCGATGGCTTCGACGGTTGCAGCTAATCCGCCCGATAAGCCTTTGCCGTAATACAGGGTATCGTCAACCTCGTTAAAGGCCAACTCAGCATTCAGAAGGCTACTGGGCGCTCCAGCATTACCACTGGCACGCCGTTTGATACGGATGTTGTTGCTCATGACGACCGGGGCATTACCGGAATCTTAGCGAAGACGCCTCAATGCAGATCTAGGCAGCGCACCTTGGCAGGAGTCTCAGAAGTTCCCGCCGTCGGTTAGTTCGCTTGTAGTCCAAATAGCATCCGCTTTGAATAAGTTGGTAGATGCGTCGTAATAAAGAACGCTCTTATCTACTTTTGATGTTGTATCGACATCGGCTAAGTCGTTAAGTACGTTGATGTTGCTGGTACCGGAGGGGCCTTGCGGACCAGCTGTTACGATTGTTACGACGGTTGCGTCGCCTTCAGTAACGTTTACGGATGTCATGCGGTGTATCCCTCGCTGACATACATTATACCCTCTAAGTAGTATTCTTTAAGGCCTGCGGGATTTGTAAGGAGTACGTCGTACCAGGCTTGGTTTGGGAGGGTGGCAGTTTGTTCGTCGGTAAGTGCAATCTCTACGGTGCCGGCAATGCGATTTGTGTATGTTACGGCAAAGTCAGCGTATTTTATAATGCGTGCCTGGTTCCATACTTGAGCGGCTACGGTCCAGCTCGTTAAGTTGATTGCGACGTTATTGCTGTCTTTGAATTGCAGAGTGATGCTGTAGTCCGCACGTCGCTGGACATTTGGATCGTATCGGCCGGGACTGATCGCCATGGCTGGATTCTATCTGCCCTGCCCTCGATAGCGTTTACCAGGGCCGTTGCGGCTGGTTGCCGAGAGCTTGGTGCGCAGCGACTTACCTTGCCGCGTGCGCTTGGGTTTGCCGGGCTGGTGGTCGATGCGGGCAACGCCGGTTTTAGCGCGAACGGCCATGAGTTGGAGGCGGGTTAGATGATGCGTGGCGGCTTAGCAGCCATCACGCAACTGTTGCTGGAGGTATTCGCGTAGTGCCTTATCGGCTGCGGTTGGCGTGGGCTTTAGGTCAAGCTCGAAGATGCGATCCCTGAGCTGTTGCTTACGGGCGGCACAGAATTGCTGCTGCACTTCCTGTGACTTGGCGTAGCGGTTATCGATCGTGATAGTGGTGCCGATGATGGCGGCCACTACTGCGCCGACACCTGTTGTGAGGTGCACCCAGCGGTTCACGGGGCTTCAAGCGCGGTCAGGCTGTAGATCTCGTCAAGCCGTCCAGCGGCGAGGGCAGCGGTGAACTCCTCGGCGTCGTCCTCGGTGAAGGTTCCGGTGGCGAATACAGCACTCATGCTGGCCTGGATGGCGGCTTCGTTGGGGCGACCGGCTTTGGCATCACCGATGAGCGCGATGAACTCCGTGGCCAGCGTGTTCATGGGCAGGCTGGTCATCGACTGCGAGCGAATGGAGCCGTAAACGGTGCTGGCGATTAGTGCATCCCAGAAGGCGGTGTAGCTGGGGGGTGGCGGCGGTGGCGCAGGTGCGGGCTCGGGCGTGTTGCCGGCTTCGAGCCAGTCCAGGTACTCGCGGTAGTCCCGATTGCTGGGATCATTGGGGATTGTTGCCCCATCAGAGAGGCGGACGATGCTGGTGCTGGTGGTTAGTTGATACATGGCTGATTACAGTTCGGCGGAGTAAGCGTCAACTCTGTTAACAACAAAACCCCCATTAAGGGTAATGCTAATTTGACAACGAGCTGATGAATTATCAAACACAGTAATAATAGTACTGTCTACGCCATTGCTGCTTCCCGCGCTTACATTGGTTCGCGTTGGCGTAGCTCTCATTGAAACAGGAAAATATATTGGCGTAGTCATAGCACCTGGCACTGGCCCTTGCGCGTGGGCCGCTGCCTCTAAGTAATACCTCTGACACAACGCCAGCTCCTGCCCGTAGCTCCTGCGCTCAAACGGGGTGGCGACGGTGCCGGCTTCGAGTTGGACATTGGTAATCGTCCATGTGCCGGAGGTTTGAGCCCCGACTGTAAAAACAATTTCGATGCCGGTTGATGCAGCAGCAGGGACGCTGATGTTGGTGGAATAGCGGGTGACGGTGCTGTTGACTGTGAAGGTGCCCGTAGCGATCTGGGTCCGCGTCGGACTGGCAAGGGTGCCGAAACTGTCGAGGGTGTTGGCGTAGTAAGCCGTCCAAGTAACAGTAGTGAGGAGACTATTCGCCAGGCTGACGCTCAGCGTTGCTGTGGTGCCAGCTAAATCGTAAGAGTTTAGGGATTCAATGCGTTGGCCGAGACCAATAGATGTGCAGCCTGAAGCGCCGGTAATTCTATAAGCAGAGGAGTAGCTAAGTGCGCCTGGAGACAGAATAGATCCTGGGATTTGTTGCCCAGTAACATTGGCTCCGGTGCAGTAGCCATACCAGCGGTCAATAGGGTAACCAAGAGCAGCTCCTGCCGTAAAAGCAACAGCCGCTCCACCACTTCTTTGAGCGACATCCATGCCCCCGTTAATGATGCGGTTGCGGGTGCCCGCGAGTGGGCCACCGTTGAGGTTGGCAACTTGCACCTGATCCAATCCGGCATCAATCTTGAACAGGTCTGGGTTGGTGTCACCTTCTACGCGGAAGTCAACATCAGCTCCGCCATCGTTGAATACCACTTCGGTGGCACCGTTGAAGTTGACGCGCTGTACCCCAGCAGTTGCAATGCCGACCTGATCCGTACCAGGGCTATAAACTCCTGTATCTATACCGCTATCTTTGAAATAAAGCGACGGTGCACCAGCTGTTCCATTCTCAAGTGGAATGGTGCTATATTCGCCATCTAATTGGTGAAGTGCTATCCAGGCATTATTAGCACCATTCCTCATCTTCATGACGCCGGCCGTAGTATCGGCCCACTTCATGTAGGCGTACGTGGTGGTCGGTTCAGATGATCCACTATTCTGCGTTGCAATTGCAGAAAGAGCATTATTAAGATCGCTACGGACGGCTGATCCGCTAGCGTTCGAGATCACGTAGTCGTGCTGCGCCACTGATCACCAATGATCTTGTCTCTTCATCTTAGCCTGCCTTTCCGTAGCCCACCGCACTCCAGTTGAAATTACGATTCACGGCTGTACCTGCCGAATTTCTAAACGTTACCGTGAAGCCAGTCTTGCTAATGCTTGTCACATCAAAGTAATCACCGCTGCCCATATTATGCGCTGTAATGCCAATGCTAGGTAAATAAGCAGTTGAGCTTCCACCGAGCGCAGTAGTGCCTGTCCAGAATGCATTGGCAAACGTAATTGCCTTTGCTCCAGCCCCGCTGGCTACAGCGCTATCGCTATGTTCCGTTCGTCGTTGGAAGGTCGCCTGGTAGCCCAGTTCATCAACGAAGATGTTCTGATCAACGACTTGGGTGCTTAGGTCTGCCCTGAATTGAAAAGCACGGCCCTTGAATGTGCCGCTAACAAATTCCTGATAGCTGCCCCATGTACCAGAACCCGTAAGCCGAACAATGCCATTAGTGGTAAGACTCGTTGCAGCGGTATAGGTAAGCGTATTAGCATCAGGGACCGTAGCAATGGTGAACGTACCATCGACAGCTGTACCCGTCATAAAATCTACAGTGACTGATTGGCCGGCGGTGTACCCATGAGCAGTCACTGTAACCGTAACCGTTGTTCCAGATTGGGTATAGGTGCCGCTGTAGTTCTTATCAGTGGTGCGTACCATCAGCTTGGCGTTTACCTTATCAGGAATCAGCCCATCAAAATCGCTCCATAGGTCGATTAAAGCCGTCCGGCCGTCGATATTGTCTGATGGGTAGTTGCCACGGGTGACAAAATAGCGGGCCAGATCTAGCGAGTAAACGCCTTCCAGATCAAGCACATTCAAGAACTCGTATGTGCCACTGGCTAGCGTATTCCCGACCGTATCAAAATCGGTCATCGCATCAACATCTGGAATAGTGTCAAACGAGAAGTCACCATCCAGCTTCAGCACATCATCTGCTACGTCATAAATCGTGCCCGACTTATTACCTTGAAATGGCGGCGTATCCCCGTCCTCCCGCCGCGTGATCACAGGCAATGGCGCCAACGCATCAGGCAGGTCAATAATCACACTGGTTTCATTTACGCTCTGCCGACCACCGTCATCCTCGAACTTCACCAGCACTTCGCCTTCCACAAGTGGAATGATCGCTTCGGTGGAGGCGCCAGACTTTGCAGGAATCAGATCAATGCTGTTAGCCCATGAACCAGTGCCATCTGTTTTGCTGCTGTGCCTGATATGAATACGACCACCAACCTTGACATCTAGATCAGTTGATTGATCCCAGCGCAAGCGACCACTGTTGTAGCTAATTGCCTCAAAGCTAAGATTCTGTACATTCCCAGGTGGTGCTGTCTTTCCGACAGCACGAAAATCAAGCCGTGCAGGCTCGACTGAAGGGCGCAGCGCCGCATTGAGGCTAAACACTTGTATTTCGTACCGTCCGGCAACGGTGTCGCGGATCTCGTAGTCAGGTCGTTGCACCGTTGTTTGCGACCAGTTCCCTTCATCCACACGCCACCGGACGGAATACTGACTGACGCCCAGCACCGAACGCCAGCTCAAAACGATCTTCGCCAGTGCACGACCATTGTCCTCAAACAACGATTCTTCAGCACGTAGGTTCTGCGGTGCTGGTGGGATGATGTTTAGGTCGGTGATGTCACGCTTCTGCAGCGGGCGATCAAGTTCGATGTAGTCGTACTTACTGGCGTTGTAGGCTAATGCAGAAATTGCATACTTACACTCTTCCTGCTCTTGAATTGCCAGCACCCGCCACGTCGAAGTCTGGATGTTGCTGGTCTGCCATACCCAGACACTGTTAGGGTTAGGAGCCACAGAAAGAGGCGCCACAAGTGTCACAACATTGCCTGTACGACTAAATATCTGCTGTGTTTCAACCGCGCCATCCGGCTTAATAACTGACAAGTAGCCACCCGGCAAACCTTCTATGTCTGCAGTGCTGTCAATTGTTACCGTAGTGGTCGTGGCACTGCTAATTCGCCCACCACGCCGCGATCCAGCACGCACGGGGTCGCTGATCTCGATGATCTGCCCGGGACGGACCAGCACACCGGCATCAATCGACGCCACAAAGGAAACGGTCTCGGACTCTTCCCACTCGGTGTAAATCAGCCACTCCCCGAGGCGCTTAGCCTGGCCGCGTGAGGTGCAGGCGAAAGCGTCGATCTCGGTCTTGACGACGCCGTACTTCGCAATGCGGGCTGCGTCTTCGACAACCTCATAGGCCTTGTCCTTGGCGGCGATGTCGAAGTAACTAACAACCGCGACCGTTGGCCTGTTCTTTAAGCTGCTGGATTCATAGCGAAACCCTTCTTCGGATACATTCGCCAGCGTAAACAGATAGGCTGGATCGGATGGTTTGTCCTGGCTGATCGTTAGCGTGCCCGTGCTCCAGTAGGGCATCACCCGGAACACAGAGCACAAATCGTTGATTAGCTTGTAGGCTTCTTCTTGCGTCTGGGTGTTGACATTGCAGGAGAAGCGGGGTTCGTAACCGCCGAACCCATCAGGCACTAGAGCTGAGGCGTACTGCGATGCGGCAAAGAATGCCCACTTGTCCAGCTGGCTGGCGCTGATATGATCTCCGAACCCATAACGCTTGTTGGTCAGCAAATCCCACAGCACCCAGGCGGGATCGCTACACCATTGTGCAGCACCGAACGTACCATTCCAGATGCCGTTGTAAATCAACCGGCCATTGCTTTGATCAACGGTTGCATTATTGGGGATCTGTACCTTGATCCCACGGATCAGGTAGGAACGGCTTGGAATGCTGTTGAACTGTTCAGCATCAACGCGCAGCGAGACTAAAGCGCTGTTTGGATAGCGCAGCTTGGCCCATGTGATCTCGGTGTAGCTGGTCCAGCTGAAGGCATTCGATAACTTTGCGCTGGTACTATCAGGCGTGACACGTACGACACGCACATCCACCGGGAAGGCACCGCCGAGGCCGATCAGGTAATCCCGCTGGTAGGCGTCGCCGGTACGACCGCTGATCGTATCGTCGATGGCGACAGAGTAACCACCGCCGTTGTATTGAATCTGAATCTGAAGCCTGACGGACGTGCCAACGATGTCGCCATTATCCTGAATCTGCTGCAGTTGCGGCACGGTAATCGTGACCCGCACCGCATTGGTGGTTGTATCCGAGATCGTTCGCGTAATAGGCGTTGAGGCTTCAACCGTGATGCTTACGGGTTTTTCGTCCTCGATGTCAGACGTGCCAGGAATGTACGCTTGGTTCTGCGTACCATTACGGGTCTGTACTTCGACGTTTTTGAAGTTATAGCTGCCGTTTGCGTTTTGCAGTGGGGTGTTATTTAGGAAGATCGACTGGTAGCCGTTCTTCAGACCTTGGATTTCGCCCTCGCTAATGAGGTCAACGATTTGCGCATATTGTCTGGAGTCGAGATTGTCGCGCTCCTCGATGGGCGTGCGTTGTTCTCCACCGCCGCCGCCCTTGCCGCTGCCTCCGCCACCACCACCGCCACCACCAGCACCCGCGATACCGAGACCTAGGCCAGCGTTATGAACGCGGACATTGTTGGCGATGAACGTGTGGTGACCTTCAACCGTCAGGTTGTAAACGGTGCCGATGCACAGATCAGCACGGTCAACGATCGGACGTAGATGGTTGTTGGCATCAACCAGGCAGTCATCAGGACCGAGGGTGCCGATCTCGACGAAGGCATTGAACTGGTTCAGTACCCAGTGATTAGGGGTTGCATCCAGCGTTCCACCACCCCAGAGGCGGTAACGCACCACGCGCTCGCCTTCGTGGACATGAACCTTGAGGATCTTGGCAGGGTGGAACTGGCCATGATCATCGAAGCTAAGCACCAGATCGCCGGGTTGCAGCTCGTCAAGGCGGCGCTGTCCATCAGGCGTCCGAACCAGCGTGTGCCCTAAGAAGCACCCGCCACCCATTGCCCCGGCGATGAGTTCAGGCATCAGACGGCAACCTGCACAGTGTCGATGCCAGCGCTAATCACAACAGAGCCGACCAGCATTTCCCCATAGCAAATCGGGACTGGAATCCCTTGTCGTGACGTTTGTTGAATCCCCGAGAACGAAAACGACCGGCGGGGATCATCGGGATCATTGCCCATGGTTTTGTTCACCTGCGGTACAGGCGATAAGAGCTGCGCGACGCCGCCCAAGACCAGGCTGGCGCCAAGTCCAAGCAGCACAGTGCCCACACCTGTCAAGGAGCCATAAGTGGCAGCGGCAAGTGACGCGCCAACGCCTGGAATGAACGCTAGGCCGATAAGCAATACGCCAAGAAGAATCCTGCCGACACTGCCAGCACCGGCAACGACGGGCATGATCTTGATGTCCTGCTGGCCGGCTGGGTCATGCAGTTCTTCCGCCGCAAGGTCGTATTTGCCCACGCTCACGCGGTAATACTGGTCCGCCATGTGGCGTTCCAGCTCCGGCCAGTTGGTGACCAGGAACCGCACGGCCTCGGCAGCAGTCTCCACATCGGCTTCAAGCACACGCTGCCCGATGAACTTTGCGAGTTGGCCATAAAGGCGGATCTTACGCAGCATGGGTCAACTCCTTACAAAACCGTCGTGGCGTAGCCGGCGGCCGACACATTTCAAAAGCCACCCTCCCAGAATATCTCTGCTCGACAGGCGGTAACGCACGTGATGAAGGACCATCTGATCGCCGATGTAGACACCGACATGGTTCAAGCCATGGCCCTGCAGATTCATCAGCAGCGCATCGCCCAGCATTAGCTCTTCGTCTTCGTCCAGTTCGCGGAAGCCTGCGTCCTTCCAGTAACGGTCAAACAATGGGTCGGCCTCGAACTGCTCAGGCGTTAGCGGTCGCTGCCAGTCGGGCAGTACCAGGCCGTGCTCGGCGTACCAGTCACGCACCAGCGCCCAGCAATCCGTAGCGCCCCAGCTCCATTCGCGGCCAATCAGCGGTGCTTTGTAACCCGATGGTTCGCAGCTGCCCCATGCTTCGAGCTTGGGGTTAACGATGTGCCATGGCAACCCACTGCGTTCACAGGCCACGAGATCAGGCTGACTGGCGATCGGTGGGGTGCTCGGATGCGAATGGACGACGGCCACGATCTCGCCAGCATCTTCGGCGGCGGCATAGTCC